GAACTCCCACCTATTGAGAGTTTTGAAGAAATACCTATGGAGGTAGCTTATGAAGAACCAGCGACCATCGAATCGTTCTCAGCAGAAGTCCAAGGCTTTGAAGAAAGAATTGAAACAACAGAAAGTTTTAACAACTCGCCAACAGGCGAAGTTATCCAAGAGTTTTTCGCAGAAGAAACCATCATCGAAACCCCTAACTCTAGCAGAGTCGTTGAGTCAGAGCCTGTACGAGAAGAGGTTAGCGAAGGAGGAGCTGGAGAAGTTACAACAGAAGAAGTTAGCAGAACAGGAAATGGAGAAACACCAAGAGAAAGTGAAAAAAGAGTTAATGCAGAGCCTTCAGGAGAAAGCACAGTTGCAGAAACTACACCTGAAGCTGTGGAACAAACTGAAAATGCTCCTGTTGAACCTGAAGAAGAAACTACAGTTGCTACTGAAGAAGTAGATGAAACTCTCGGAGAAGGAGAAACAACAGATAGTGAACGAGGAAATGGAGGAACTGAAACAGTTGCTGCAAACGAAGAAAATATCGAAAGCAGAGATGAATCGGTGGAAGAAAGCAGGACTGAAGGAAACCCTAGAGTCAATACTGAAACTATTTCAATAGAATCTATAGAAAAGAAAGTAAATGAAACACTTAAAAGAGTAGATCAAAGACTGATAGCTACCTCTCTTATAGTAGCAAAAGCTATGGAAAGTAATATTTCTATAGACAATTATGGTCAAACCAACAATAATATATTTAACAATCAATTAGTTATTGATGGAGGTAATTATTATGACCAAAGAGAATATGTTGATTTTCGAGATATATATGCTGAGAATCAAATCGTATATAACGACCCTATGGCGAAAAACCAAAAAATTCTTCAGGAATCTATAGATAATACAATACGAGCAAAAGAACATCTAAGGAGGATTCGTGGATATTAAAGTAATAACAGGAGCTGTAGGTCTAGTAATAACTCTAGGTGGATTATTTGTNTATCAAGGACANTTAATNCAACGAGTAGAAGTATTAGAAGCTAGACAAACAGTAGATATAAAACCATTGACAGCAGACATTGCCATTAACAAAGCTGAAATAGCAGTATTAAATGCTAAAGTTAATGAGATGAAAGCAAGATCAGATAATCCTCTATCGCAATGATACAAGAAGCACTACTATTGGCTTTGCTAATAGGAGTTGTAATTATTGTAAAGCCTGAATTTTTTAATTGGTTTTTTTATAAAATAAAAACCAAATACCTAAAGCCCGAAGTTAGTATCTTTGAGCTTTTAACTATAGTGTTGATAATTTTTATTTGTATTAAGTTGTTAACATAGGAGAAATAGTTATGTGTAGCAATGTTCCATACACACTTCGTGAAATGGAAATTATACATGCCATCTATACTATTGATAAACATGCCAAATTTCGCATTAAAGATAGGATTGAAACTAGACAAGACTACCTTTATGGTGCTATAACTTGGGAAGATGATTATTTGCCGATTCCTTGGAATCAGGTTGAACAAAAGATAGATGAGCAGCGACAAGAAAACAGACCTTATTAATAGACCTGAACACTATACTAAGGGAATTGAAACAACTGAGTACATTCGTAGCTGGTCTATGGATTATGTTCGTGGAAATATCATAAAGTACGTTACTCGTTTTCCACATAAAGGCACTCCTTTGTCTGATTTAAAAAAAGCAAAATGGTATTTGGAATACTTAATCAAGGAAGAAGAAAAGAATTGCGATAATAAATAAGGGTGGTAACTTTTCTAATGTAGACATTTTGCAATTAGATAGTGATGGGAATATGTTAGCCTGTCCAACTTGTGGATCAACACATTTAATTAAAAGGGGTAAAGATAAGCACATTGTAGGACAACCACAAAGGTATGAATGTAGAGATTGTGGCAAAAAAACAAACTCGCCAAGCAAAATTAAAAACTTTGAAGTAGAAAATAAATTTTATGATGAAGAAATATCAACAGAAGATTTAGTTAAACTTAGAGTTGATACTTTTAATCGTAAAGAGAAAAGAGAAAGAAACGAAGAATTTTTAAATATAAGAATTAAAGATGATAAACCCATCGGCCTTTATATTATGGGCGACCCTCACATTGATGATGATGGTTGCGATATGCCTAGTGTTATTAAACATTTAGATATAACAAATAAAACTGATGGTATGTATGCTTGTAACGTAGGTGATTTACAAAATAATTGGGCAAGAAGAACTAAACTTGCAGGTCTTTGGGCAGAACAAACTACATCAGCAGAACAAGCATGGCAATTAACTGAGTGGCTAGTTAATTACACTAATTGGATATTTATTGTAGCTGGAAACCATGATATGTGGAGTGGAGATGGCGACCCTTTAAAGTGGATTACAAGACCTTTAAAGACTACATACGCACCCCATAACATAAGGGTTAAACTTAAACTACCTAAACATAATATAAGAGTAAATTGCTCTCATAACTTTAGAGGTAATTCAATCTATAACACAGCACACGGAATAGTTAGACACGCAATATTCAATTCAAGAGATCATATTCTTATGGCAGGTCATACTCACGTTAGTGGTTATATGCCTGTTAAAGATGCAAACTCAGATATAACAATGCACTGTGTTCAGGTTGGCTCGTATAAAAAATATGACAACTATGCCAAGATGTTAAATTTACCCAATAAAATGATGTCGCCTTGTGCAGTAGCAGTATTTAACACAAGATTACCTGACACACACCCAGACTTTATTAAGATATTTTGGGAAGTGCAAGAGGGTGCAGATTACTTAAAGTTTTTAAGAAAACTAAAATGACCAATACAAAACATCTAATACATAGAACATTAGACATAGGAAGTGGACTTATACTTGCAGTTATTATTCAAATATTAGTTTTTCCTTTATATGACATACATATAAATATATGGGAGATGTTTCATCTATCTTTGATATTTATGGTGGTAAGCATTGCAAGAAGTTATTTATGGAGTAAATATATTTTTAAATACAAATGAAAGCTAAACTCGTTTTATTACATTGGAAAGATGCTGTAAGCCCTACCCATGGGTGGACAGACATTAATGAATTAGAAACAGAGTTAGCCGAGTGTTGTTCAGTCGGCTTCATTGTAGAAGAAAATGATAAAACAATCACAGTTGTATCTCATATTACAGGAGATAAAGAAAGTACTGATATTGATGGATCATTAGTTTTAGATAAATCATGGATAATCGAAAGACAAGATTTAGCAATTTCTTATATGCCAGATAAAGATATAGGAGAGATAGTCGGTAAGTGGCTAGAAAAACGTAACAAAGCCAATTCAATCTAACAAAGAGAATATTATGCCAAAAAAAATAAATAAAGAAAAAGAACAAGCATTTATAGATGCTTTCTGCGAGGGCGAAACTGCCAACAATGCTGTTCAGTCAGCAATCAAAGCTGGTTATTCTAAAGACATGAAAGGAATAAGAAGTATGGGTAGTTATCTTAAAAAGAAATACTCAAAAGAAATTAGAGAAAAGAACGAGGAGAGAATTACCTCAACATCTGGTCTAGCCATATCGGTATTACAGGATCTATTAAAAAGTGAGCAAGATGCTGTTAGATTAAATACAGCTAAACTGATCTTGGAACTTGGAAACTTTTCATCACAAACTATAAACTTAAATGTAGATAACACTCATCAGAAATCAGATGATGAATTAATCGCTGAATTAAAAGATTTAGTTAAAACAATTCCTAACTTACAACCTAAACTGCAAAATCTAGCAGATGTAGATGAAGAAAATAATCAAATCAATCCTAACGAGCAAGAAGATAGTAAAAATATTGTTAAGCATTAGGGGTGGTAGGTAAGTATGCTAAGACTAATAAACGTGGCTTCTAGGGGTATATATGGAGTCGAATTTCTTACCAATCGTACTTAGAATCGTGATATAAACCTAGATTAGGTTTTTTCTGTAATTTTCTAACTTTTATATCTCCAGGTTTAAAACTTACTTGTTCAGGATATTTTTCTGATTCTTTAACCACCTTATCTATGGCTTCTTCTTCTGATGTTGCTCCAACTGATCCACTAAAAACAACTGTTGCTCTATAACAATAGTAATTCTTTTTCATAAAACACTATATTCTAAAATTTCTTTTATTAAATTTGGGGGTATAGCTCCTCTCAACATTGCATTTTTAATTCCCTGTGTTCCTGTCTTAGCTCCTCTAGGAGCAGGTTCATGGCAAGACATTCCATTCTTACAACTTTTTGCAACCATTTGCCAATTAGAATTGTTTGACCATATATCTGTGGGTTTCATATTTTTAAAATCCATACTGACAATAAGTTACTGTAGCATNAGGATAAGGAATTAGGTCAAGTTTTCTTAACATGGCTCTAGGGTTTTCAATATAAAAATATTTAGGATTTAATTTTTCTATAATTTCCACAGTTTTCTTAACCATATTCATGGCTTTAACTGTATTTTCATTCTTAGGAACTCTGTTAGGATTCCAATGAGTAGAGAAACTAGCTACACTAAATTTCTGGCAAGGTGGACTTGCCCAGATAATATCTGGCTNATAATCTCCTAACATAGATACATCAAAATCCATGATGTCCATAGTGAAATCAGCATTAAACTGATCTTCATTATCTAATGTTTTAGTTTCATAACCAAACTCTTTAGCTACTTTGCTAAAACTTTTTGTGCCACAAAATAATTCTAATGTTTTCATGTGTCGCCTATTTTAGATAATAAGTCTAATTGACCACTTTTTTTAGCATAATGTTTTGTTCTCATAATAGATAAAGACTTATCTCTAAAATCTTCCCATGACCAAAACTTGTAATACCTTTGTATAGCCCATTTCTGAAATTTTTTGTGTAATTTATTGGAATTGTCAAAAACCATAGGATAAGCAAATGCTCCAATTTCGTGAATTTTATTGAAACGATAATATATATCTTCCCATGTTTCTCCTTTTTTAAATCCTATTATCATATATACCAATAAATGAGATGTAGGAACACCATATTTAGTCAATCTTTCAACACCTTTCATAAATATTTTTTCATCTCCTAAATTATCCCATGCAGTATAAAGTCTTTTAGTTTTAAATTTTGTGTCTTTGTAGTTGATATGTGGCAACATTTCGCAAGACTCCTCATCAATAAGTCTTATATTAATGCCTTGACTAAAATTAATTTTGAATTTTCCCTCTATCATTTCTTTAGCTTTTTCTTGCCAATTTGGTTGTCCAAAGAAATCATTGTCTAATAAAACTATATTTTTAGGGTAAGGATCTCCTCTCCATATATCTTGTATTGCACTATTGCTTTTATTCTTCCCCTCTTTTTTAGGAACAACACAAAATTTACAAGCTAATCTACAACCCCTTTGTGAAAAACCTATGCTGTTCTGGTAATCAGGGTATAAGTCATAATCAAAATACTCGTAGCTATTCAGATCAACAATATTCTCTACCTTAATTTTGTTTTCTGTACCTGTTCCACCTATGATTGCATTTGGAAAATCCCTTAAAAAAACCTCTTGCTTTTTTTTCGAGAAATTAAAGATTGATGATCCATATACAATATCATAATCTTTTTCAAACAAAGTTCTTTTTGCTGATTGTGTAAAGTAAACCTCATCTCCTTTTGATTTATGCCAATGTGATAATTTCATTAAAGCAAGATTAGGTAATTTACCATCTAATTGAGTTATTCTCACTCTCTTTTTCTTTAAAGTATCTAAATTTACTCTTATCATGTATCACCTATTTTAGATAAAGATTCTTGTTCAAGG